GCCAAAGAACATTGACTGGTCTGAGCTTTCAGACTATGAACAAGAGGACAACACGTCAGGCAGTCAGACTATGGCTTGCTCTGGTGACAGTTGTGAAATTGTTGATCTTGTCTAATGTGGCGCATCTAGGCTAAGAGCTTAGGTGAGAAAGTGGGTGAAACGGATGCGCAAGCAGACCTAGTAGCCTCTACATGTCAGTGCAGGTTTGCCAATAACAACAGTTACCTTAGGCGTCAGTAGCGCAGTTATTGAGGGGTTCGATTCCCCATCTGATACCAACAACAAGAATGGAAAGTTATGTTCAGTAAGAAGAAGAGTGGCACGAACAAGATAGAGTTTCTGACAAGGCACCATAGGCTAGAAGGTTTCTCTGGACCAAGACCTAGCTCTAAGGTTCTTCCAAGCTGGTTAAAGGGACTGAGTAAGTTTGTAGATAGCAGCAACTTCACTGGTATGACTGTTAAGAGTTGTATGCCTTTTCTAGACGCAATGACATCTGGTTATGTTATTACAGCAGCAACAGATATGACCCTTAGGGGTTGGACAGAGGGTAAGGAAAAGCACTGGCAAGCCACTTGGAACGTGCCTATGGAGATAGAGCGACCCGAATTTGTGACAAGCCATGAGGTACCTCAGATGGGTAACGAGCCAGCTATCAAGTCAGGTAGCTTACCCCTAAAGATGAGAAACTTCTTCTGCATCAAAACACCAGATGGTTACAGTTCTTTGATTGTACCAGTGTTGAACAACCAACAGCTACCCATGATGGGGATCACTTTCTTATCTGCTGTCGTTGATACAGACACCTATAACAACGAGGTAAACCTACCTTTCCTGTTCTCTAACTTTACTGGAGAGGACTTGTTCATTGAGAAGGGAACCCCACTTGTACAAGTAATACCGTTTAAGAGGGAAAACTGGGAGATGGAAAAGTCTGGTGTGGACGAGAATTACTACGCCAGCAAGGACTTACTACTGGGGTCTAGGATTGTTGACTCCTACCGAAAGATATTCCATAAGAAGAAAACTTACCTTTAAGGGGATTGCCAATGTATACTATAATTACTCGTAACAACTGTAAGTACTGCGACAAAGCAAAACATATGTTAGACTTAGACAAGATACCTTATACTACCTACAACGTAGAGGAACCCTCAAGTCGTTGGGTTCTATCTCTTATGGAGGAAGCTAACATCAAGACAGTGCCTCAAGTCTTCTCAACGGGTGGTAATCTAATTGGCGGCTTTCGTGAGCTTGAGACTTTGATGGGTTTCATTAACACAGGTAAGGAATACTAAGTGGTACAGCAAGCACCAAAGAAGTCTAAGCGTGAGACCACCTACAAGGGCGCAGCTAAGAAGAAGACCTCTGGACTAATACCAAAGACTGTCATGCAGGGTAAGCTAATCACAGCCCTAAAGGAAAGTCAGCAGGTATTCATCTTAGGTCCAGCAGGTACGGGTAAGACGTATGTAACAGCGACACATGCTGCTGATCTATATACATCTAAGAGTATTGATAAGATCGTCATCACACGCCCTCACGTAGCTGTGGGAAGGGAGCTAGGGTTCCTTAAGGGGGACTTGGCTGAAAAGACTATGCCTTGGGCCTTACCAGTCCTCGACGTATTAGAAAAGCACTTGGGTAAGGGTGCAGTGGAAACAGGCGTTAAGAATGGTAACATAGAAGTTGCACCTATGGCACTTATGCGTGGACGTAGCTTTGAGAACGCCTTTATTATTGTCGATGAAACACAGAACATCACACTACACGAGCTTAAGATGCTGCTGACACGGGTAGGTGAAGGCACTACGATTGTACTAAACGGGGATGCTCAACAGAGTGACCTTAAAGAAGCGGATGGGTTGACTAAGGTTATTCATATCGCTAAGAAGCATATGTTGCCTGTGGACATTATTGAGTTCACTGTCGATGACATCGTAAGGTCTGACATCACAGCCATGTGGGTCAAGGCGTTTGTAAAGGAGAAACTATAATGGCTAAATGGGATTTAGATAACCTAGCACACGCAGATGTAAAACAACATGAGTATGCAGAAGACAAGGGTAAACCGTTTGACCCAGTAGAACGACCACAGCACTACGGTCAAGGGGAGATCGAATGTATCGACTACATCCAAGACTTCCTTAGCTTTAACGAATACTGTGGTTACCTCCGAGGGAATATAGCAAAGTACCTACACCGATGGCGATATAAGAATGGCCTAGAAGACCTTAACAAAGCACGGTGGTATATGGACCGCCTCATTGATCTGGAGACAAACGGATGACATTATTTGAAGGGCTAATCCTAGCCAACTTAGCGGTAAGCGGGTGGGTCACCTACAAGATGGGTACCATAGAGACTGAGATTGAAACGCTATATGAGGGACTAGCAATGACAATGGAGCATACTGGCCTTGCAACAAAAGAATGAGAGTACCCCTGCGGGGGAATTAGCCAACTTCATAGCCAACTTAGTAGAGGCAATACAGGGTAACCTGCCACTGATGAAGAGTAGCGCATCGTTCGACTCATCCCACGCTACTTTGGAAAGGCAACTACACGACTTGTTTATACACTATGACGAAGAGAAATTACTGGTGGCCCTCTTGTTCCTTAGCCCCCATCCGATAGAAATAATGGAGGACACGGAGTTCCCCCACAAAAACTACCACTAGAATCAGAAAAGCCGTAGGCGTCCTTGAGTGGATACCTACGGCTTTTTTGTGTCTTACTTACGTCTGAATAGTTTAAGTACGCCCCTGCCCATTTCACTAGGTGATGGAGCTAACCAACCAAGGATCAACAGGATTAACATAAGAGGGTCAATCTCAGTGTTCTTAGTAGTGCTAGTGTCCTGTATGATCTTATCTACAGGTGCTTCCACCCTCAGCTGTGGACGTATGGAGTTATTTAAACCTACGTTCTGTGTGTTCTCTTTACCAATCTGAGTGTTGGCTGCTACGTTAGTACCCCCTCCGAGGGGAATTAAGGAGCTTAGTTGGCTACAACTACTTAGTGATGTTACCAGAGCTACCGACAGAATTAGTTGTTTTACCATTAACGTATATCCCAAAGAAGCCAGCACCAGCGCCGACGATTACAGAAACAAACCCCGCCTGAGCGTTAGTCGGATCAGGTAAGGCCATGAACCAGTTTGTTGTATTATAGAAAGCCAGCCCGTACAAGGTAATAATCATACGGGGCCAGATACGCCACTTGTCCAACCACTCAGGTGTCATCACTTAATCTCCTCTGCAAGAATAGCTGCAATCCACACTAGACCTAAGCTACCAACCACGGCCACAGAGATACAAAGGGCTATAGTTAACCCATAGAATATCCTGTCACGTTTCTTTGAGTGTGCCTCTAAAACGTCCTTACGCCTCTTCCTTGCTTGAGCTTGTTCAAATACAACAGACTCCCACATACCAGCGGGTCCATATAATCGACATACAGACCTTAATTCGTCCATAGCTTCTTTGTGCTTAAACTTAGCTTGAGCAATAGCGAAGCCTTCTTCTTCGGACGAGGTTAGTCTACCTAGTGGCCCCTTATGACGACCACTTTCAGCAAGGTTAATATCAGCTTCTAGCCTAGCAAGTTTACCAAACGCGGGTATCACAGAGCTAATATCTTTACCAGCTTTAATTGAGTTACTAATGCTACTTGATATTGTACTTACTGCACTTGCTAAGGCTAGAACTTCAATCATGGCAGTGGTCTCTCCATAATGTCCCTGATGGCTTTAATGTTCTCGTCGATACGGGCATTACTTATAGCTTGGGTTTGTACTGCCAAATTTAGTCGTTGTATGTTAGCTTGGTTCGCTAGGATGTCGTCACGGTTGCCTTCAATATCCGACATCATCATAGATACGGTCCAGACTATCGCTGCACCTTGTGTTAGTAGACCTATGATGAGACCTAAGGATATATTAGTTGGAGTTACCTGAGGCATCTTATGAGTACTCCTTACGGTCTAATTCAAAGTGGGGAGCATCATAAAAGCTCTTCCAGTCACCACCCCATACGAGAGGGATGTCAAGCTCTTCTGCTGCTGTCTTCATAGCCTCAGACATGACTTCAAACCGTTCTAGGTCATTCCAGTCTACAGGCCAAGGAACCATATCTACAGCATGTCCTGTAATGTGTCGCGAGTTCATCGTAGTAGACTTACCAGCCTTATACAACTCACGCTGGCGGTTAATGTTACGGATACCTTCGATCACTGTGAAGTCTTGTTCAGTGATTGTGATGGCAAGTTTAACTACAGCGACCATATCAGGATGTACACCTGACAGACTTTGTAGACTACGTTTTCCTAGATTATACGACATTATTAACTAATCCTTAAGAAGATTGTTCCTCGACCATACGTGCTACCTGAGTTGTAGGTAACACCGCCCATAGCCCTCCAAGTACCTGCCTGATAGCTGGCACCCCTTGATAACTGTGTTAGGTTCGCTGAGTACACTGTGTTGGTGGTACTAAGGCTCTGTGCGGCGTTTACACCAGAGTCAAGTAAGCTGCTACCAGAGTACGACCCACCCGCGCTAATACCGCCACCATTTAGGACCAAGAACTTGTAAGTCCCAACTGCACCATTAGCTGTTGGTGGGGTGTAGGATGGTGCATTAGAAATTACAGCAGCCTTAATATTAGCTGGCGACACAAGGCTATCCAAAGTACCTGTACCCGCTTGCCAAGTGGCAGTAGACTGGTCCCCAAGTAAACCTACCTGAGTACCACTTGTGTTAACCAATTTGGTGTTGTCTAGGGTCTGTAACCCGTCTGTCTGGTTGACGTAACCCAAGTTAACCCAAGCCGTGTTAGCTTCGTTTCGCATCTTTAGGAGGTTAGTATCCGTCTCGTACCAAAACATATTAGCGTAGGTAGTTGATGGTGCGTTAGTACCGCTGTTGTTAGAGGCCAGAGCCTGTAGCGCAGAGTTGATGTCACTACGTGCGCTACTGGCGGTCTGGTTGGCGATAGAAAAGTCATGTTGTGACATAGTTCTTAATACTCCACTGTAGCACTAAGTGCTGTTATATTCGGGGTTATCTTTGCATTAGTGTTAGATAGTATAGCTCTGAACTGGACGTAACGACCAACAACCTCACCAGAGGCAGTTACCCAAGCTGCGCTGGTTAAACCAGCTACCGTTACAGCAGCCCTAGCTTGTATAACTACGGCGAAGTCTGTGAAGTTTGCATCCTCGTCAGTCCATGTGTCGAAGTTACTAGGCCAAGTGTCCCAGTTGTTAGGTATGCCGTCCCAGTTTATAGAGCCACCCACAGCATCTAAATGTTTGCGGGAAACTGTTATGACTGAACTAAGTCTAACCGTCCTAGTAGTACCTACGTCAAAGTAGCCCGCACCATCATGGTCAAAGCTGTAAGTACCCGTAGAGCCAGAACTTGAGTAACTAGTCATAAACAAGTTACCGCCAGACACCGTTAGGTTAGACTTTGTACCACTGAAGCTAGGGTTTTCAGTATGAGTATCAGACACCCCAAGAGCGGGTAGCTCAGTGGCACCGATTACCGTGCTAACAGCTGTCGCACTCTCGTTACCAGTTTTATCTACGGATGAGACAAAGAACTTCCCAGCAAGAGCAGGGTACGAGATTGATGTAGCAGGTCTAGCGATCTTTTCTACTACTACAAGTGTAGAAGCATCCCCAAAGTTAGCTGAGTCAATAGCAGAATAGTAGAGCTTGTAATGCGACAAATCTAAGTCCGCAACAGAGTCCCAGCTAAAGAAGAGACTACCACCTGACAACAGGTGTGTAAGGGAATTAGGTACATCTGGGGGAGTGGTGTCAGCTGTGAGGTTATAGTTTGTCTCAGTAGCTGCCCCTCTGAAACCAAGGGCGTTAACTGGTGTGACTGATACAGTGTAGTTGATAGCAGGTTCGTTAATCTGTGGCGCATCTACACCAACGATCTCGAACCTACCTGCTGAATCCCCACCGTCGATAAGGATGGTTTGACCAACAGACTTAAAGTTACTGTCAGAAGTCTTCTTATACTTAAGGATAACAGAGTCGATACGTTCGATAGCTTCACTGTTAACTTGTACTACAAGGACGTTAACTACGTTCTCGTTAACCTCACGATACTCTTGTGACACCGTAAGACCGATTGAAGGTACTTCATAGTATTTAAGGAGTGTCGTGTTGTTTGCTAAGATAGCTCGTTCGTCACTGGCATCAAAGCCATAGGCTTCAGCACTGCTTTCACGAAGCTGCAAGTTAACTCTAAGGTCTAGGTTCTCTGGATCAGGGTTTAGACGCCAGCCAGCAACCTCAAAGGTTTTCTCAGAACCAGCACCCCAACCATAACGCTCGTTACGGAACTTGATGAAGTCGCCTACCTCAACGTCTAAGGCGTTTAAGCCAAAGTCAGCAGACAAGGACATCTGTTCTCTACTTCTGTACAGTGTCTGCTTTGCTAGACGTTGTGCTGCAAAACTGTTTGTGGTAAACGGTAACTGTAGGTCCATAGCTGTCTGTACGTTGTTGTCGTCAGCTAAGAAAACGTCAGACGCAATAGGCGGGTAGTCCGCACTGATCCAGTCTTGTTCTTTGTCGATAAACGTACCAGTGACCTTATTGAAGTTGTCTCTTGTGGACACTTTCGTATCAAGTGAGATGCCAGACCTAAGATCATCTAATGTCAGTGTCTTTGTTGGTGTGATAAACTCACCAGCGTACAGCTTCCAGTGACCAGCACCCCAGAATAGGGTACCAGCGCATGAAGTCATCATCTGGTTAAGTACATCCCCGATAGACTGATTAAGGCTAATAACCCCATCAACAACATACTGAGGTGAACCGTCCGACAGAATGTCCGTCTTGTCAGATACAACAGCCGCAGCCTCAAACGTAGCATCGTCGATACTGTCATCATCTAGGCCATACTGGGAGGTTAGGTAGTCTCTAACTACCCAAGCAGAGTTGTTAGTATATACAGGAGCTTGCTCTACCCCATTAACATTC